AACAAGGCGAAGGCTGTCACTATGAACAGGTTGCTGACAAGTATGTTGTATATCGTACTCGAGACCGTAAGGTGATGAAATCAATTAATTACTTTAAGCCTGATTTGAAGCAATTCTTTAAGTAATGAATTATAAAACCTGTCACGTTCAAAAGAACCAAGAAGGTAGTTATGACATTCATCTTTGGACAGATGATGGTTACAAACGACTTAAATGGAGTTACCCAGCATTTGAAGAAGCTGAAAAAGGAGAATATACAGGTTTAAAAGGAGAAACATTACGTAAAGTAATTAAATGGGATAAAGAAAGTTCTAAATTACATTTTCACGATATGAGACCTTACCAAAGGTTTCTTATTGATTTATATGGAAATAATGATGAACCTTCAAAAACCCATCGCGAAGTATTTTTTGATATAGAGTGTGAAATGGGAGGGGCGCTTACTAAAGAGTATATCGAAAGCGCTCCTAAACCTATTACTTCAATTGCTTGGTGGGATAAACAAGTTGATGAGTGGGTTATTTTAATTTTAGATAGAAAAAACCAACTTAAACATACTAAAGCTAGAAATCGAGAAATATTTCCGTGTTCTACTGAAGAACAACTCCTTAAATTATTTCTACAGCGTTTAGAAGATATTCAACCTGATATTTTAGTAGGTTACAATAGTGATTATTTTGATATTCCCTATTTATTTTATCGTATATCTAATGTTTTAGGTAAAAACGAAGCACTTCGTTTGTCTAAAATTAAAAGAGTAACCGATGAATCAGAGTGGAATGAACATTGTTGGTTACGTTTAGCAGGAGTTGAGTCTTTGGATTACATGAAACTACATAAAAAGTTTAGCTTTAAAGACGAACCTTCTTTTAAATTAGATTATTTAGGAGAAAAATATTGTAAGTTAAATAAAATTGAATATGAAGGTAGCTTAGATAGGTTATTTAAAGAAGATATTCAAAAATTTATTCAATATAACTTTCGAGACGTAGAGATTTTAAAGGCATTAGACGAAAAATTTCAATATTTGTCTTTAACCAAAAACCTAGCCCATAAAGGTAAAATCAATTATTCAGACGTTTACAAGAATAGTATGATCCATGATGGCGCTATTTCAGCTTACTTATTGTCTCAAAATGTTATCCCTCCGGGTCGTGATCAAAACCCAATTACAAAGAAAAACTACGCAGGAGGATATCTATTTTGTCCTACAGCCGGAATTTTTAAATACATGTTTGACGAGGATTTAACATCACTATATCCCTCTATCATTATGTCTTTAAATATTGGTAAAGAAACTTTAGTAGGTCGTGTTTTAATGCCTGATGAAAAAATTGTAGTTGAAGGTAAAGAGATATTTAACTGTAGATATGCTTTAAATGATCTTAAAGCTATGAGCCCAGATCGCGTTTTAACTATTCAAAATGCTAATCGAAAAACAGCTGATATTACTGTAGACCAATTAATTCAACTTATTAAAAAAGAAAAATTAGCAGTATCAGCCAATGGTGTTTTTTATAGAACTGATTTTGATTCGGTATTAAAAACTATTCTTGCTAAATGGTTTGAAGAACGAGTTATCTATAAAAACGAAATGAAAAAAGCATATAAATCAGGTAATCCTGAATTAGGTGAACAAATGCACTTAAAACAGCATACTATGAAAATTTTGCTTAATTCATTATATGGTGCTACTGCTTTAGGTAGTTTTAGATATGGTAATGTAATTTTAAGTGAAAGTATTACTTTAACAGGTCAACGTATCATTCAAGAATCAGCTTTATTCGCTAATACACACATGAATAAAGTATTAAAAGGTGAAATTCAATTATAATGGAAAATAAAATTTCAAAACAATCAATTCGTAGAGGAGTATCTATCTCTACTCAAGGAAATCTTTTAGATAAAGATTCTATTATTTCAATGTCCGAAAAATGGGATGATAAAGAAGTTAATTTGTTTAAGAAAATGCTTAAACAAGGTGGTTCTTTTTCTATTAGAGGTAAAAAATTTAGAATTACAGTTCCTGAACAAATTTACAACCAAAAAGGAGAAATTGAAGGAGTATTTCATAATGAAGAAGAAAGTAACACTTGATTTGCACGGGGTTAAACATTCCGAAGTAGAAGATAAGTTAATTGATTTTTATTTTTGGAAGGGCCAAGACCCTAAAGATACTTTAATTATTGTAGGTAATTCTTCTGTTATGCAAAAAATAGTAACAGAATGGCTTGAAGAAAACGAGTTTGATTATTATATTCCATCTTACAATTCAGGTGAAATACAAATTATAGGATGATACAACTAGAAACTACTCCTTGGTTTATTGCTAATAAAGAAGACACAAATTACTGTGTATATGTTGATACAGACTCTAATTATTATAATGCTGAACCTTTGCTTAGGTATCTCTACCCTAATTTTGACTCTATGTCTGAAGAGGAAAGAGATACTAAACTCGAAGAAATCGCCCTCAAATACCAAGATTTAATTACTGAGTATTACTCTACTTTAGCTAAAGAAGCATTTAACATTCAAGACCATCGTTTTGAAATGAAAACAGAATGTATTATCCGCTCAGGATATTTTAGAGCTACTCGTCGTTACGCACAGTGGATTACTAAAAAAGAGGGTGTATCTAAAGATGATTTAGATATTAAGGGATTAGAGTTTATGAAAGCTAATTTTCCTAAAATATTTGGAGATTTCTTTAATGATATTTTGCAGCGTGCTTTAAAAGGAGCTCCACAAAAAGAAATTGATAGTTTAATTAAAGAATTTAGAGCTAAAGTTTTATCACCTGATACTCCTATTACTATTTTAGGTAATCCTACTTCTGTAAAAACTCTAGATAAGTATGTAGCTGCACCCCCTAAACCAGGTGGAATGTTTTCTATTATAGCTCAAGGCGCTCCTGCACCTGTAAAAGCTGCTATTAAGTATAATGATTTACTTATGTTCTGGAAATTAGATAAAGAGCATTCTAAAATTGTACAAGGTGATAAAGTTAAATGGATTTATTTAAAAGATAATCCTTATAAAATTGAAGCACTTGCATTTCTTGACTTTGATATCCCAGAAAAAATTCGTACATTATTAGCACAATATGCTGATACAAATAAATCATTTGAAACAATTTTGGAAAGTAAGTTACAAGGGTTTTATAGTGATTTAGGATGGGACTTAAATTTAAACCCATACCGAAATCTATTTTTTAATTTTTAGTTATGATAAATAAATTAGAGTTACAATCCGTTATTAATAAGTATTTCTTAAATGGGATGGTTGAATCCGTTAAATGGAATACCACAAATAACGAACTAACTATTGACTTCCAATCGCCCAACAAGGATATGATTGGATGCGTTAAACACACGAATTTTCCGCTAGAAAACAGCGAAATTGCTGTATATGATACCTCTAAATTAAACAAATTGCTAGGTATTGCTAGTGGAGATGTTGTACTAGAATTAGAAAAAATACAAGCGGTTTATACTAAACTTATTATCTCTGATTCTAATTATGTACTTAATTTTTCACTCACAGATCTATTACTAATTTCAGATCTAGGTAGTGTAACTGATCCTAGAAACTATGAAATATTTGGTTTCTTAGGTGAAGAAGAAATTAATGCTATTATTAAAGCACACAATGCACTTGAAAGTGATAACATGATTGTTCGCATTGATAGGAATTTAGATGGTGATGATTGCTTGATGCTTACATTTGGTGATAATTCTAATCACACTAATAAAATCGATTACCAATTCCCAGGTGCTTCTTTAACAGGGGTACCTTATGGAACTAAAATCCCATTCAATTCAGCCATGATTAAAACCATCCTAAATAATAATAAGGATGCGGTATCTGCTACATTTAATGTTAATACACAAGGTTTAATGAAACTACAATTCCAAGGTGAAAATTGGGAAAGTGTTTATTACATTGTAAGAAAAGCAGATATTTAAGTTTGGTTTTTAAAAATTTCTTTCGTATATTTACCCTATAAATAATTATAAAAGTTATGGCAAAACCAAGTAAATCTAACTTACGCTTTATCAAAGACCCAGCAATGGAACCCTACTACATTCAGTTGGACGACTATTGTTACATTGCCCAAAAATCAACTTATTCCGAAGCAGGTAAAGAATACCAAATGACTCTTGGTCACTATGGTACTCTAAGCGGTTGTCTTGAGGCAATGGCTCGCGATGGAGCTAAGTCACAAAGTTACAATTCACTAAAAGAATTTGTAAATCAATATGAATCTATCTATGAAAAATTTAAAAACCTTGTAAAAGCATGAAACTAGAAGCTATTTACAACGCTGTAATTGTACAGCCACAAGAACTAGAAGAAACAAGATTTGGAAATATTGTTGTACCTGATCTAGGAAACGAAAAAAATAAAACTGGTAAAGTAGTAGCAGTTGGTCCTGGTCACTATTCTGCAACAGGAGAGTTTATGCCTACACTCCTTAAAGAAGGAGATATTGTAGTTCTACCTACTATGGGATTTACTAAGTTTGAGTTTGATAGTAATGAATATTTTATTGGTCCTGAAAATCAGGTCCTAGCAAAAATCACAGAATAATATGAGTAAAGTTATTGAATTTGGTCCTGAAGCACGTAAGCAACTTGTTGCAGGTATTGATAAGTTAGCGGATGCAGTAGTTGCAACGCTAGGTCCTAACGGACGAAATGTTGTTATTGCTAACAACAACGGTTATCCTCAAAGCACTAAAGATGGTGTTACTGTTGCAAAATCTATTTCATTGAGCGACAATATAGAAGAGGTAGGAGCCTCAATGGTTAAACAAGCTGCTATTAAAACAGCTGACGGAGCTGGAGATGGCACTACAACTTCTACTTTGTTGGCTCGTGAAATGGTAAAAGCTGGTCTTTCTCATCTTAATAATGGTGCTAATGCTGTAGAAATCAAACGTAGCATTGATAAAGCAGTTCAACAAGTAGTATCTACCCTTCGCGAAAACTCTGAAAATATCTCTTCAGAAGATCAACTCGAACAAATTGCTACAATCTCAGCCAATAATGATCCTGAAGTAGGTAAACTAGTAGCAACCGCTATGAAAAAAGTAGGTCGTGAAGGTGCAGTTACTATTGAAGAATCTAAATCAGGTGATACTTACCTTGAAACTGTAGAAGGTATTCAATTTAACCGAGGTTACAAATCTCCATATTTCGTAACAAATAATGGAACAATGTCAGCTGTACTTGATAAACCTTATATCTTGATTGCTGATCAACGTTTCACAACTGTAAAAGAACTTCTTCCTGTATTGGAGGGTGTATCTAGTACAGGTCGATCTCTTCTTATCATTGCTGAAGACATTGATAATGAAGCACTCGCTACTCTTATTGTAAATAAGATGCGAGGTACACTAGCAGTTTGCGCGGTAAAAGCCCCTGATTTTGGTGATCGTCGTAAACTGATTCTTGAAGACATTGCTGCTCTTACAGGTGGTGAAGTTTTTTCTAAAGAAAAAGGAATGAAGCTTGACAAATTTAGTTGGGACTGGTTTGGCGAAGCTCGTACTATAACTGTAACTAAAGAATCAACTACAATTGTAGATGGAAAAGGAAAATCAGAACGAATTGAAGCACGTATTGAAGCACTTCAACAACAAATCGAACAAGCAACAACGCCGTTCGAAGTTGAAAGACTCCAAGAAAGGCTCGCGAAATTCGTCGGAGGAGTGGCGATAATCCACGTTGGTGGAAACACGGAAACTGAAATGAAAGAAAAGAAAGACCGTGTTGATGATGCACTCCAAGCAACTAAAGCAGCTATCGAAGAAGGTATTGTACCAGGTGGTGGTACCGCTTTAATTTACGCTCGTGAAGCAATTGACCGCTCAAATATTGGAGCTGAGATTGTTTGGAAAGCTTGTGGTAAACCATTTGAACAAATTCTTGTAAACGCTGGTTTTAGTTCTACTGAAGCCCAAATGATTGGACTTAATCTAGACCCAATTAACAATTGGTTAGGTTATGACCTTAAAAGTGGAGTAGTAGTTAATATGAAAGTAGCGGGTATTATCGACCCATCTAAAGTAACTCGAACTGCACTTGAAAACGCAGCCTCAGTAGCAGGAACAGTATTGCTTACCGAGTGTGTTGTAGTTGACAGCCCTGAGGATAAGAAAGAATCTAATCCTATGGCTGGAATGGAAGGGATGTTCTAATGGGTACCCAACAAGTAGAAAAAAACATTCTAATCGCTGAGAGGATTCCACCTGGTGACAGGTGGAAACTTCTTATCGATAGTAAGGTATACGATTCACTTACTGAAACTCTAAATGCATATTATGTTCAAGCAACAATTAAACCTTTAGCGTTTAGACTTGAGCCTATGAATAGTAAGTTGTATATTGTTACTACAGAAGAAATAGAAATCCCTAAACCAGAACCTAAGAAATACAATTTGTATGGTGACCACTAAAGAACATACTTTACTTGTAGAAAAATATCGTTCAAAAACCCTAGATGAATATGTCGGGAATGAAAATATCAAGAGATCTATCCAACAATATCTCTCTCAAAATGATATCCAGAACCTCATCTTCTACGGGCCTGCTGGGACTGGTAAAACGACTCTTGCAAAACTTATTGTCAATAGTCTTAATTGTGACTACACTTATATTAATGCTTCCGATGAGCGTGGTATTGATACTATTAGAGAAAAAGTTTCTGGCTTTGCAAGTGCAGCATCGTTCAAACCGCTCAAAGTCATTATCCTTGACGAAGCTGACTTTCTCACCATCCAAGCCCAAGCATCGCTCCGAAATGTAATTGAAACATTTTCTCGTAATACTCGTTTTATTTTAACTTGTAACTACGTAGAGCGTATTATTGATCCACTTCAATCACGTTGTCAAGTACTTAAAATTGTACCTCCTTCAAAATCAACAGTTGCACAGCATCTTGCTTATATCTTAGATAAGGAGGAAATTCAGTACCAATTAGAAGATATTAAAGATATTACTAATCAGTTTTATCCTGATCTACGTAAATGTCTTAATACTATTCAACTATCTACTCAAGATAATAAACTTGTAATTGATAAATCAGTACTTGTTTCTTCTAGGTATATGGATCAAGTACTTAGAGAACTTGTTCAAAAGAAACCAAGTTGGTCTAATATCCGACAAATCATCCTAGATGCTAATGTTCAGGATTTTGAAGAACTATATCGCTACCTTTATGAAAATGCTGGTTTATATGCTAGCGGGCAAGAAGGAATGGTAGCAGTTTACATTAACGAATATTCATATCAAGCTAATTTTAGAATTGATAAGGAAATTAACGCAATGGCTCTTATAGCTAAACTAATAGAATTAGCTAAACCTAGAGTATTGTGAAACAGTTTATCAAATATACTTTAACTTGGATAGCAGGTAACCTGTCCATACCTTTTTGGATGGTAGGTCATGTTCATCTAACAACTAACGTATATGAAGATTTACACGAAATAATAGCTTCATTTGGTATGAATATCATTGTAGCTATTGGGTTTTATTTAGAATGGTTAAATCACAAAAAAGAAAATGGAAAATAAAATTAACATGAACTTTGACCTGAAAAATACTCAGGAAGTTCTCACTTTGTCAGGTGGTAAAGTATGGCAACAAGGATTTGTAATTCGTAAAGTATCTAAGTTTATTACAGGTACTTCTGAAGATGCCCTAGTCCCTATTCCTGTATTTTATGACCCTAAAACTGGCGAAATTCTCCAAGATACCCTACCAAAAGAACTGCGCGATGCACAGCCCGAAAACAATCTTCGACTGGTTAAACCAGATAACTCAAACTAAAGCATCTATTTGGGACTTCACGGAAGAGTCATGGGACTCTTGGAACAGTTATATGATTCATAGATATTTATCTATGGATATAAATTACATAGATATTGTAAATTATGTCCAAAAGATAAATCCACAAAATAAGAAACAAATATATTCCATTTACCGCGAAATGATCCCAAAACAAAAAGTTTGGCTTAAGTATGTTAAAAGTCAAACACCAAAGAAAAAAGATGAATTAGTAGAATACGTAGCAAAATATTATGAATGTAGTTTAGGTGAAGCCGATCACTATATTGATATAATTCGAGAACCAGGTATACGTAATATTCTTTGGGAAATGGGTGTTGACATAAAAGAACAAGATAAGTTATTTAAAGTAAAATAAAATGGAAGAACAAGTAGGTTACGGCAATTCAAAAGCAGTTGTAGATTTCGAACAAAAATATCCTGAACTAGCATACGAATTTCAACAAGTTCAAAAAGAACAATACGAATTGTTTGCTAGCAAAATGATGGACTATGGTCTTCAAAATATTGCTCTAGGTTCTACTCTAGAAAAAGAAGAAGACATTAACTTATCTATTACAGGTATTTGGCTTCGTTGTAATGATAAAATCAATCGTCTAAAAAATATGCTTCAACGTAATGGGATGAATTACGTTAAAGGAGAAGCAATGATTGATAGTTTTATTGACATTTCTAACTATGGAATTATTGCCCAGTTAGTTATGAGAGGTAAGTGGAAATGATAAAATTAATTATATTTGATTTAGATGGAGTTTTAGTTGAAGCTAAAAATCTTCACTATGAAGCCCTAAATAAAGCGTTAGGAAAAGAATATGCTATTAGTTGGAAAGAACATTTAAGTAAATACGATGGTTTAAAAACTAATCAAAAACTTGAAATGTTAACTAAAGAAAAAGGTTTACCTATTGAATTGCATTCTAAAGTTTGGGAAGATAAACAAAAATATACTTTAGAAGAACTTCGTGCTTTAAAACCCAATCAAACCCTACAATCAGTAATGTCTGCTTTAGTAGAAGATGGTTATAAGTTAGCAGTATGTTCTAACTCAATTCGTAAGACAGTGTTGACTGTACTTTCTAAATTAGGAATAATAGAATTTATGGATTTAATTATTTCTAATGAGGATGTTAAAAACAGTAAACCTCACCCTGAAATGTACTGGAAAGCTATTTCAACAATGAGTTACCTTCCAGAAGAAACACTTATTGTAGAAGATTCACCTTACGGGTTATTAGCTGCTTCAAGAAGTAAATCACATATTTTAAGAGTAAAAAATCCAAAAGAAGTAACTTACACTAATATCTTTAATAAATTAGTAGAAATAGAAAAAGGATACGTTATGAAATCACCTGCTTGGAGAGATAATAAATTAAATGTAATTATACCAATGGCTGGAGCCGGTTCTAGATTTGCTCAAGCTGGTTATACATTCCCTAAACCTTTAATTGATGTTAAAGGCAAACCTATGATTCAGGTTGTAGTTGAAATGCTTAATATTAAAGCTAATTTCATTTATGTAGTTCAAAAAGAACATAGAATTAAATATAATTTAGATACTTTTTTAAATCTTATTACTCCTGGTTGTAAAATTGTAGAAACTGAAGGTGTAACTGAAGGTGCAGCTTGCACAGCTTTATTAGCTAAAGAACATATTAACACAGATGCCCCACTTCTATTTGCTAATTCAGACCAACATGTTATTTGGGATTCAAATGAATTCTTTTATAAGATGAACGAAACTGATGTAGATGGAGGTATTTTATGTTTTAAAGGTACTCACCCAAAATGGTCATTTGCTAAAGTAGATGAAAATAATAAAGTAACTGAAGTAGCTGAAAAAAATCCAATTTCGGATAACGCAACAGTTGGAATGTATTATTGGAAACAAGGTTCAGACTTTGTAAAATATGCTGAACAAATGATATCTAAAAACATTCGTGTTAATAATGAGTTTTATGTATGTCCCGTATATAATGAAGCTATACAAGATAACAAACATATAGCGTGTTATATGATAGAAAAAGATGATATGTGGGGGTTGGGTACCCCTGAAGAGTTAACGTATTATCTCGAAAATTTTAAATGAAAGTAGCCTTTGTATTTTCAGGAATAGTTAAAGAATTAAGCAAAACTACTGAAATCTTTCAAAAAAAGATTCAAGAGTTTAATGCAGATGTTTATGCTAGTTTTTGGGATATCGAAAATCCTAAAGATGGAGATACAATAGGCCATTTTATAAAAGATTTTAATCCTAAACAATTTGAAGTTGAAAGTTGGGATGCTTGGAAATCTTCTACATGGGACATCCTTAAAGAAGAAATTCAAGCACCTCTTGAACTATTTAATACAGGTCAAGAAGCTGTTAAAAATGGTAGCCATTTAGCTATGTGGTATAAAATATGGAGAGCTAATATGTTAACTAAACATTCTTCTGAACCATATGATGTTATAGTTAGATTAAGAACAGATTTAGTTTTAAGTGATTGGTATGAACCTAAAATTAACCCCTACCTTAATATTCCTCATGGAACAGTTTTTATCAAAAATTGGTTAAATTGTTACGGGCCTCATGATTTTATAGCTTATGGTAGTCCTTATGTAATGGATAGATATAGTAGTTTATATCATTATGTAAGTCGCTATTTAAAAGAAGGAGTTTATGTGTATACTCCTGAAAATCTTCTTAGACACCATTTAGGTCAATTTGATATTTTAGTTAGATATTACGGAGATAGAATATTATTAAGAGATGGAGGTAACATAGGAAGAAACAATCCTACTGAAGCTGATATTTTTATAGATTCTAAAGCATATACCAACCAACCTCAAGATTCTAGATTCTCTTTTTATAAATCTAGATTATAATGAATACTCTAATTTTTATTGATTCTTATATCTCAGACATAAATAAAGCTGCTTTATGTTCTAACTTAATTAAGCAAGTTAGAGAATATTTCCCAGAATACAAGATTTTACTTATAAATAAAGCACAAAATAATTATAATTTAGATTCTTTAGTTGATTATTACTTTTCTTACCAAAGTAATATTTTAATAGGAAAACCTCCTCAAGAACTTTTAGATAAAGAATTATACGATAGACCCTATATTTACTTAGACATTAGTCTAGGAACTTGTGAAAATTGGTTACCTTTAACCGGAGTGACTGATCATGTAGCTTCAATGTTTAATGGTTATGTACTTAGTTCTCAAATAGCTAAAACATTGGGTTACCAAAAAGTTTTTAAAATAGATTATGATGTTATTTTAGACAAAGAAGAATCTAAAGAAATTAAATTAGATATTGAAAATTTTAAAGATTATCTTTTTTATGGTAAACGGCAAGAAGGACAATGGGCTAAACCCTCTCAATATTTAATAGATAACCACTTACTAGGATATTCTCCTGAAATATTTTTAGATCAAAACTTATTAAATGATAGTTCTGATTTTTGGGCTTTATGTGATAAAATAAGTTATTATGGTAAATGGATTGAATACGTTATCCCTTTATTTATAGAATACAAAAAACAATTCAGCAATCTAGAAGGTATAATTTATGAAAATTATGTAGGATTAAAATTCCCTAAAATTAAATTTGACCAGTCTTCTTCTGAAAGTGATTGGAATAAAATTTGGAATTGTATACCTAAAGTATGTCGAATTAGTTATGACAATGGGCAAACAGAAGTTGAAGACGCATTAGTTCTCTTTTTCTGGAACTCTATCTCAGATTCAGTAGATGTTGAGTGTACTGTTACTAATATTAATAATGAAATTATTTTTAAAAAGGATTTAAATCTATTAAAATCTCATTGGTTTTTAGATAAAATTACTTTTACTGAAGACCTTTTTATAGATATTGTTAATAAATTTGATGGTAAAGTAGAACAATATAGTTTTGGAGTAAATTCTCAAAATCGAGAATTATTATTGACAAGATTTTTATTTAATTAATATGGATGTTTTAAAAGGTAAAAATATGGTAGGTGGTTGGTTCGTAGGTGACTTCGAACCCACTGCTTATTCTACAAAAGAATTTGAAGTTAGTTATAAATTTCACCCTAAAGGAGAAATTTGGGATAATCACTATCATAAAATAGCTACAGAAATAAATTACATTATTCGTGGGAAAATGAAGTTAAGCGGGACTTACTTAAAAAAGGGTGATATATTTATTCTATACCCGGGTGAAGTAGCAGTTCCTGAGTTTTTAACTAATTGTGAGCTAATAGTTGTAAAAACACCTAGTGTAAAAGGAGATAAATATATAGTATAAGTTATGGTTAAAATTTTTAGAACCGAAGAAGAAGTAAATAAGGAAAAATACTTTATAGTTACTTATTATTTAGAGGCAAAAACTTCACTTCGAGATGCAGCTTGGAACTTAGCTATAGGCCAAAGTATAGGTAATCCAAATAATAGAAGTGTTTGGGAAACAGACGAAATGTTTGAAAACCATAGTTGTTTTATTTTAGCTAACGAAGAATATCTTAAATCTACTAAAGCCGGTAATGTAAAATTAGCATTTCCTTTAGCTAATATTAATCTTGAGGAAGATGGTATTTCTCAAATTTTGTGTCATATAGCAGGTGGTCAAGTTGACATTTTAGAAATCCAAAAATGTCAAGTACTTGATATCCAACTCCCAGAAAAAGTAGAAGAACAATTTGCTCTAAAACCTGCTTACGGAATTAATGGTTGGAGAAAATTTAATAATGTTTATGACAAACCATTTTTAGGAGGTATTATTAAACCTAAAGTAGGGATGAGTCCTGAAGTACTGCTAGAAGCAGTAAAAGAAATGGTTTATGGGGGAGTTAATTTTATTAAAGAAGATGAATTATTAGCTAACCCAGAACATTGTCCTCTTGAAGTAAGAGTACCTTTGATTGCATCATGGCTTAAAGAAAATGCTCCTGACGTTATTTATTGTTTTTGTATAAATGGAGATAGTCCATACGCTTTAGAAAGAGCTAAATTTGTAGCAGATAATGGTGGGAATGGTATTCACATTAACGTTTGGAGCGGATTAGGAATATACAAAGCAATTAGAAAACAAAATCCTTGTTTATGGATTCACTTCCAAAAGAGTGGTGATAAATTCTTTACAGATAGAAGAGCCCCATTCCATATTTACTGGCCTGTAATCTGTAAAATAGCAG